ACCTCATCTTCATGTTACATTATAATCAGCAAGATAGAATACTTACCAAGCCTTGTGGGATGCGCCCTGCAGGGCTTTTTCTATGCCCAGAAAGCGAGGTGATATGATGCCAAGAAAACCAAAACGACCATGCAGTACACCAGGCTGTCCCAACTTAACCGATGGCCAGTACTGTGAAGACCATCGAGTAGAAGAGCGTAGGCGCTATGACAAATATCAACGGTCAAAGGATGTTAATAAGAAATACGGCAGAGCCTGGAAAAGAATCCGTGACCGCTATGCACGAGAACATCCCCTGTGTGAGATGTGTAAAGAGGACGGACGACTGACTCCCACTGATGAAGTGCATCACATCCTCCCTGTTTCTCAAGGTGGTACACACGATAGAAGTAATNTGATGTCCTTNTGTAAATCCTGTCACAACAAGATTCATTTAGANCTCGGTGATNGACAGATTCGTANCTGANCCAAGGGGGAGNTCAAATCTCTAGACCTNTTATGGCGGACAACGGCCTGGGGCTTCGCGTGTAAAAATCAGAAATCAAAGGGGGTATTAAAGACTTTTAGGAAAGTGGGGTGAAAAACATGGCGAAAGACGGTACAGCAAGAGGCGGTCAGCGTGTTGGTGCNGGAAGAAAATCAAAGGCTCTAACCGATAAAATTGCTGACGGCAGATTAAATGGTGCCATGATCCTGCCAGAGCCAACGGATATAGAAGGTGCAGATGTGCCGGCTGTAAAAGATTATTTAAAGGCTACTCAAAAAAATGGCAAAGACCTCTGCGCAGAAGATATTTATATCGAAACTTACAAGTGGCTGAAAGATCGTAGCTGCGAAATGTTAGTAAACAACCAGCTAATCGAGCAGTATGCCATGAGTGTTTCTCGTTGGATTCAGTGTGAAGAGTGCATTTCAGAATATGGCTTTCTTGCCAAGCATCCAACCACTTCCGCTGCCATCGCATCACCTTACGTTGCGATGAGTCGTGAATACATGAAACAGGTCAACCAGTGTTGGTATCAGATTTACCANATTGTAAAGGAAAATTGCGCTGTGGAGTTTGGAGGNAGAAGTCCACAAGACGATTTGATGGAGCGCTTATTATCTGCTCGGAAAGGAAAATAAAATGAAAAAATATAGAACGTGTGAAAGTGTCTGTAAAGGTCATCCAGATAAATTATGTGACCTTATTTCAGATAGCATTTTAGATGCGTGTTTAAGAAAAGATAAATCCTCACGTGTTGCTTGCGAGGTGATGGCTACCAAAGGACACATCATTGTTGCCGGTGAGATTACCTGTTCAAAGAGAATTGATATTAGACGAGTGGTTCGAAATGTCCTAACAGAAGTAGGATACAATCCGAGAAAATTTCTTGTCTTTGTCTATGTGCATCAACAAAGTAAAGATATCGCAGGTGGTGTGGATCAAGCTTTGGAATCTCGTGAGGGTGATACGTCATGGTACTCCATGTTAGGTGCTGGTGACCAAGGCACCGTTTATGGCTATGCCACCAATGAAACCAGTGAGAAACTACCTCTCCCCTTAGTCTTATCCCATGCCATTTGCGAAAAGCTAGATAAGGTGATGAAGAATGGCGTGATTAAAGATATTGGTCCAGATGGCAAGGCTCAAGTGACTGTGGAATATGAAGATGATAAACCAAAACGAATTAAGACCATTGTTGTCTCTGTTCAACACAGTGCAAATAAAGATTTAGATGTTTTAAGAAATGAAGTCATCTCTCAGGTACTTTGGCCTGTCTTTGAAAAATATCCATTTGATGATGAAACAGACATACTCATCAATCCAAGTGGGAGATTTGTAGAAGGTGGTCCCGCTGCAGATACAGGGCTGACAGGAAGAAAAATCATGGTTGATACCTATGGAGGACTCGCCGCTCATGGTGGCGGTGCTTTTTCAGGTAAAGACCCGACAAAAGTTGACCGCAGTGGTGCCTATATGGCGAGGGCAATTGCAAAGAATATTGTTCGATGTGGTTTTGCTAAGCGATGTCAGGTTGCAATTTCCTATGCCATTGGAAAAGCAGATCCGGTTGCTCTTGAGATTGATACCTTTGAAACAGGCACGGTGGAAGAAAGTATCCTTTGTCGTGCTGTGTTAGATGTATTCAATCTAAGACCTGCAGCCATTATCGAAAAGCTAAAACTGACAGATGTCATTTATGCAGATACGGCTACTTACGGTCATTTCAGATATGGACTAAGCACTTGGGAATTTTTGGATTGCTATTCAGAACTAAGGGAGGCGGTAAATAAATATGTTGATTGAAAAGAAGAACACAAAAGACCTCATCCCTGCAACATACAATCCTCGTAAAGATTTAAAACCTGGGGATGTGGAGTATGAAAAACTGAAACGTTCAATTGAGCAATTTGGATATGTAGAACCGGTTATCTGGAATAAGGTAACCGGCCATGTTGTAGGTGGACATCAAAGACTGAAGGTTCTTGTTGATATGGGAATATCAGAAGTTGAATGTGTCATCATTGAGATGGACGAGGAAAAAGAAAAAGCACTGAATATTGCCCTTAATAAAATTAGCGGTGATTGGGATAAGGATAAACTTGCTTTATTAATCGCTGATTTACAGGGTGTCGATTTTGATGTTTCATTGACTGGGTTTGACCCTAAAGAACTGGATGACTTATTTAAGGACACACTGAAAGACGGTATTCACGATGATGATTTTGATGTAGAGGAAGAATTAAAAAAGCCAGCCATCAGTAAGCTTGGTGACCTATGGACTCTTGGTAGACACCGACTCGTCTGTGGTGATTCTACCAAGAGAGAGACCTATGATTTACTCATGAATAAAAACAAGGCTAACTTGTGTGTGACAGACCCTCCTTACAATGTGAATTATGAAGGCGCTGCAGGAAAGATTAAAAATGACCATATGGGAAATGATGCCTTTTATCAATTCCTTTTAGATGCATTTATCAATATCGAAGAAGCACTGGCAGACGATGCTTCTATCTATGTATTCCATGCCGACACCGAAGGGTTTAATTTTAGAAAAGCCTTCTCGGATGCCGGTTTTTACTTGTCCGGCTGTTGTATATGGAAAAAGGACTCCCTTGTACTGGGGCGTTCACCCTATCAATGGCAGCACGAACCAGTGTTGTTTGGTTGGAAAAAGAAAGGCAAGCATCAGTGGTATACAGGAAGGAAAGAAACCACCATCTGGGAGTTTGATAAGCCAAAGAGAAATGGTGATCATCCAACGATGAAACCCATCCCTCTTCTCGCCTATCCGATTTTGAACTCTTCGATGACTAACACCATTGTGCTTGATCCCTTTGGAGGCAGTGGTAGTACCTTAATTGCGTGTGAACAATCAGAGCGCATTTGCTACACGGCAGAACTAGATGAGAAGTTTTGCGATGTCATTATTAAACGCTACATTGAACAGGTCGGGACTTCCAAAGAAGTCAGTGTTCAAAGAGACGGGCTTAGCTATGGTTTTGATGAATTGGATTTAGCTGCAGATGAGTAGTCGGCACTGTTTGGTTTACACAATTAGAGGGAAATACTTAGGGCTTCTTTCTACACCAAATAATCGAGAAAAAGCTTGCTATATCAGTGCTTTAGAGTGATATATGTACATACCAAAACAAAGGAGGTTTTGTACATGGTCATTAAATATAACGTAACAGGAGCAGAAAGAAAAAGGCTAGTCGCAGCCCTTAGTAATCTCATGGGAGTTAAAGCTAAGTACCTTGGAATGCCTAGCATGGCTTATGAGGTGAGTGATTTTATCATCGATAAGAATGGAAACCTTGAACTCAGCGACAAGGCAAATCGCACGGAAATCGAGCGTGTGGCTAGGCATTTAGCCAGCGAGGGTTTTATTGCTGAGGAAGAGATAAGCGCTACAGAGGGCAGACAAACGGCAGACAGCGAGGAGTTTGGCCTTACAGTTTCCATGCCAAGGAGCAACTTTTCTGAAGGCGCACTTGAAAACTTACAAGCACTTGTTGAGGCAAAAGGAGAACTAATTCGTCATGCACTTGATGTAGAAGAATTGCCGATTGAAATTTCTGAAGATGAAGTTTCATTTCCTTGGTTTGAAGAGTTACCAACACCAGAAGAGATTAAAGCATATACCCACTTCATTTCAGCCTTATCAGAGATGGCGATAAATCAGAAACGCATCACGGTGAAAGAGAAAGAAGTAGAAAATGAAAAATACGCCTTCAGATGCTTTTTACTCCGCCTTGGCTTTATTGGAAAAGACTATAAAGATGAGCGAAAAATACTGCTTAGAAACCTGACAGGTTCATCTGCATTTAAAGGAGGAGCAAAAAATGAGGATAATTAGTAAAGAACGGTTACAAAATCTTCGTGAGAAGTACCCTGTAGGCTGCCGAGTAGAATTACTTAGAATGGATGATATTCAAGCTCCAATGATTGGCACAAAAGGAACAGTCATAGGTGTTGATGACATCGGCTCCATAATGGTGTCTTGGGATACAGGCTCCAGTTTATCCGTAGTCTTTGGAGAAGACCTTTGCAGGAGGGTTGAAGATGACAAGTAAGATAAAAGAGCAGATTCTTGCCATTCGAGATTCTGGTGAAACCAATATGTTTGATGTGCGAAAAGTACAGGAAATCGCTCTGAGGGAAGGATATGACGAGCTACTTATTTACCTTGCAGATAACGTTGGTGCCTATTCCCGGTTCATTCTGACCGGTAAGGAGGAATAAAACCGTGTGGAAAGAAGGTAGCATTAAAGTTCATGATAGCATTATCCATTATTGGGTAAAGTGCTATGAGAAAAGCTCGAAATTTGGCATTGACAAAGGACGCATCTCAAAGCTGATGCTTAAGCGCAAGGAAGAGATTATTGCAAATTATGACCGTGGTTGGGACATTGAACCTGTGGATGAGGATGCAGAAATTGCGCTTGCAATCTTATTGCTAGAACACAACTAAATAGTAACAGAGGACAGTGCCAACATTGGCTCTGTTTCTCGTATAGAAAGTGTAATAAGGCTTGCTGGATGCAGGTCTATTTTTATGCTCATTTTGAAGGGAGGTGACCGCAATCAGAAGATTAAAGAAGTATAAGCCGACTCCTTTTATGGCGAAGGACTCCATTTATGATCAAGATGCTGCAGACTATGCGGTAAACTTTATTGAGTGCTTAAGCCATACCAAGGGAAAGTGGTCTGGAAAACCATTTGAACTCATTGATTGGCAAGAGCAAATTATTAGAGATTTGTTTGGAACGCTTAAGCCCAATGGCTATCGACAATTTAATACAGCATATATTGAGATTCCAAAGAAAATGGGGAAATCAGAACTAGCAGCAGCTGTCGCATTACTGCTTACTTGTGGTGATGGCGAAGAAAGAGCCGAGGTATATGGCTGTGCCGCTGACAGGCAACAAGCATCCATCGTATTTGAAGTAGCTGCTGATATGGTTCGTATGAGCCCAGCACTGAGTAAACGGGTTAAGATTCTGTCGGCAACAAAACGGATCGTTTTTCAACCGACCAATAGCTTTTATCAGGTGTTGTCAGCTGAAGCCTACTCAAAGCATGGCTTTAATATCCATGGGGTTGTCTTTGATGAGTTGCACACTCAGCCTAATAGAAAACTCTTTGATGTTATGACCAAGGGGTCTGGTGATGCTAGAACACAGCCACTGTATTTCTTGATTACAACAGCAGGTTCAGATACCAAATCAATCTGCTATGAAACCCATCAGAAAGCAAAGGACATTATGGATGGGAGAAAAATTGACCCTACTTTTTATCCGGTTATTTATGGAGCAGATGAGTCAGATGATTGGACAGATCCGAAGGTGTGGAAAAAAGCTAATCCAAGCCTTGGCATAACGGTAGGGATTGATAAGGTAAAAGCCGCTTGTGAATCAGCCAAGCAAAACCCTGCAGAAGAGAATGCCTTTAGACAGTTACGACTTAATCAGTGGGTCAAACAGGCGGTTCGCTGGATGCCAATGGACAGGTGGGATAAATGTGCCTTTGCCGTAAATGAAGAGGATTTACTTGGAAGGGTATGTTATGGCGGACTAGACCTTTCTAGTTCCATTGATATTACTGCCTTTGTATTGGTGTTTCCTCCCCTAGATGAGGATGATAAATACATCATTCTTCCCTACTTTTGGCTGCCAGAAGAAACTCTAAGTGCCAGGGTCAACCGTGACCATGTTCCCTATGATGTCTGGGAAAAGCAGAATCACCTTAAAACAACCGAAGGAAATGTAGTTCATTACGGTTTTATTGAGAAGTTTATTGAAGAACTTGGCGAAAAGTACAATATTCGTGAGATTGCCTTTGACCGTTGGGGAGCCGTACAAATGGTTCAAAACCTAGAAGGCATGGGTTTTACTGTTGTCCCCTTTGGTCAAGGATTTAAGGATATGAGTCCACCGACTAAGGAACTGATGAAACTAACGCTAGAAGAAAAGGTTGCTCATGGTGGGCATCCTGTACTTCGTTGGATGATGGATAACATTTTTGTTCGAACAGACCCGGCAGGCAACATCAAGCCGGACAAGGAAAAATCATCAGAAAAGATTGATGGTGCAGTGGCAACGATTATGGCTCTTGATCGAGCGATTCGTTGTGGCAATGATACGAGTGCTTCGGTTTATGACAACCGAGGCATTCTCTTTATATGAGGGAGGTGATTGGTTTTGGGATTTTTATCATCCATTTTTAAGGCGAGAGATAAGCCTACTGACAGAGGTGTGAGTTCAAACTACACATTTTTAATGGGATCAACCACAGCAGGTAAAACAGTGACCGAGCGGTCGGCACTTCAAATGACGGCCGTATACTCTTGTGTTCGGATATTAGCTGAAGCAGTCGCAGGGCTTCCTCTGCATCTTTATCGCTATACAGACGATGGTGGCAAGGAAAAAGCAATTGACCATTCCTTGTATCGACTTTTGCATGATGAACCAAATGCTGAGATGAGTTCCTTTGTGTTTCGAGAAACAATGATGACTCATCTTTTATTATGGGGGAATTGTTATGCGCAGATTATTCGCAATGGCAAAGGTGAAGTTGTAGGACTCTACCCCTTGATGCCAAATCGGATGTCAGTTCATCGAGATGAGAGTGGGCAGCTCTATTACTTATATACCAGAGGTGCAGATGATGTGAACAGTACGAAGGGAATGACAGTAAAACTTAGTACCTCCGATGTACTTCATATTCCCGGACTCGGGTTTGATGGACTGGTTGGCTACTCCCCGATTGCGATGGCGAAAAATGCGATTGGTCTAGCCATTGCAACAGAGGAATATGGAGCCAAGTTCTTTGCTAACGGTGCGGCTCCAAGTGGTGTGTTGGAGCATCCGGGAACGATTAAAGAACCTGGGAAAGTCAGAGAGGCTTGGCAGTCACAATTTGGTGGCAGTGCCAATTCCAATAAAATAGCTGTGCTTGAAGAAGGGATGAAATATACACCGATTTCTATCTCACCAGAACAAGCACAATTCCTTGAAACAAGGAAATTTCAAATAAATGAAATTGCTCGGATTTTTAGAGTCCCTCCCCACATGGTAGGCGACCTTGAAAAATCGAGCTTTTCTAATATTGAGCAACAATCCCTTGAGTTTGTGAAATACACCTTAGACCCGTGGGTAGTGCGTTGGGAGCAAACCCTAGCCCGCACCCTTTTTACACCGGAAGAAAAGAAAAAATACTTCTTTAGATTCAATGTAGAAGGTCTGCTTAGAGGGGATTATGTTAGTCGCATGAGCGGGTATGCCACAGCAAGGCAGAACGGTTGGATGAGTGCAAATGATATTAGGGAACTTGAAAACCTAGACCGTATCCCTTCAGAGGATGGCGGTGACATGTACCTTGTCAACGGCAATATGCTCCCTCTTACAAAGGCAGGTGCATTCGCAAATACAAACGAGGATGGAAAGGAGGAAGACTTGGATGAAGAACAAGATGTTTT